TTTTTTCATAATATGAGCTGCCTTCTATTTGTAGACTGTCATGCCTACTAGCAGAAACTAAATTAGTGTCTTTATCTTGATGCTTTTCTAGAAATCCCTCAAGTTCTACAGCTGTGCCCACGCATGAATATAATTTGTTATCTTGACCTTTTTTATTAAAAATTAAGTTATAATCCATGGGTAGTTTTAAAGTGTACCCTGATGTCATTGTTTCCATAAAAGGAACACAACCTTTGACTGTTCGTTTTCTTTGATCGTGTTTAAGTTTTTTATACCATTCTGGTAGAAAGAACTTAGATGGTTGTGGATAATCTAATTGTAAGTCTTTATAATCTTTATGAGCGCTGAATACTATTTCATTCACTCAATGAGTTATACTTTTTTAACTTCTAGATTCAAGAGGATTTATGTATGTAACACCCTTTTCTTCAATAAGTTCAGGTAATTCTTTACCATTAATTGGATAAGAATTACTTGACCAATCGATGGCTTTTACTGCGTTTATAAAATCTTCATCATAATCTGTACTTTCAGTAAAACCATTAATAGCTGTGTTAAATGCTACTTCATCAGCAAACCCACCAAAATTATTCTTATCTGATATGTCTACCTGTCCAGCATCATTGTAAATAGGATTACATTTTTCTAGTCTTATTTCATTATAATCACTATCACTACAATCTATGATAGTATAACTACCTTGATCTATTCCAGATGAATCAAGTGAAGCTTGATCAGGTCTTATTGCATATAAAGCACCAAACTCATTTGCTTTGTTTTTTTCAAATATTAATTTTGCCATTTTATCTCCTATGCCTCAAACACTCTAATGTATCCACCAGTTCCACCACTACCCCAGTATGATGATCCACCTGATCCAGGCGATCCTAAACCAAGTGAAAGAGATGAGTTGGTAGGATAAGAATGTGTAGCTCCAGGTGCAGTTCCTGCAGTACCAGATGCTTTAGGTGGATTAGCTCTTCCGTTTTGGCCACCGCCACCACCATTTGCTACAAAAGTTCCAAAAGTTGAATTACCGCCAGATCCCGCGTTTGAAGGTCCTCCAGATCCAACAGCATAAGGTGCTGTGTACGGATGAGTTTGATCAGATATAAATCCTCCGAATCCTCCAGGACCACCAGAGTTTCCATTAAAGTTTGATTGTCTACGGCCTCCACCACCGCCACCGCCTTTAAGCATGACGAAAATTTGTGAAGATCCAGGTTGTAAAGTAAAAGTTCCAGATCCAGAAGCTTCAAATAATGATGTTCTTGAAACACCACCTCCAGCAGTTCCTGAAGAAGCTGAAGTTATTCTTCCTTGTGCATCAACAGTAATTGTTGAAAGAGTGTATGTGCCAGCAGATACAGATGTGTTTGCAAGTTGATCTGCACCAACTGCATCATCAGCAATTGCAGCTTGTACGACAGCATCGTCAGCTATCGTTGCTGAAGTGATGGCATCGTCAGCGATCGCTGCAGTAACTACAGCATCGTCTGCTATTAATGCTGAAGTTATAGCATCATCTGCAATTTTAGCAGTTGTAACAGCATCGTCAGCAATTTGTGCGGATCCAATAGTTCCGCCAAGTGTGTCTAACGATACTTCAGTTAAATTAGTTCCATCAGAATAAGCTGCATAAATTTTTTGTGCGTCTGGACTAAATCCAGTTCCTGATGCAGTTTTGATTGTTAGGTTGGTTGGGTTTGTTACTGCAGTACAATCAAAAATATAATATTTTTCTATTGAATCTGGTATTGTACAGATTGTTCCTGATGTTGCTGTAATAGTTGCAAATTTAATTACCATGTTTCTTGCATTCGATAATGCTCCTTGAGACATTACAAGTGCAGTAGTGCCCCCTGCTGATAATGTTATTTGCTCAAAACCTGCGATTGCTTGTTGTACTAAATTTAAATTTGTATTTGTTTTATCACCCCAAGTACCAGCGTTTTCACCAGTAGCCATCAATTCAAGTTTGAGGTCTGTAGAATATGTTGATGCCATAAATTAATTCTCCTAATAATTTTATTTTACATTAGTCAGGCTGCTAAATCAACTGTAGACCATGTGTTATTGACTCCTAAGTCAACCTCTGACCATGGCGTAATATTAAGGCTTCCAACAGATGATGTCAAGGATATGCCAGTAAGAGCTACATCTGCGCCTCCTACGGTAGCCTCCTCTCCCATCGCTGTAGTCATTGAAAGACCAGTAATTCCAACTAATTGATTTGGTAATTCAACCACTGATCCAATGCTTGTAGATAGTGCTTGTCCTGTAGCTGTTTCTGTTGTTGTTTGTTCAATCGTTTGCGTGCCTAAACTTAAAGACATTGCAGGCGCAGTCACAGGAACATCTAAAAATAGACCTGCAACTGGATTACCAATTGAGGTGCTAAGTGATTGGCCAGTGACAGTTTCATTAGTTGATTGTTCTAATGAAGGTGATCCTAATGACGAAGTCATCGTGTGTTCTGATACAGTAATAGATAAATCAGCATCAGCTGTAACTGAGTAAACTCCAAAAGTCATAGCTAATGATTGTCCAGTGACAGATACAGTCACATCAGATTTGGCAGTAGCAGTGCCAATAGCTGTTGTTAAAGCTTGGCCAGTAGCAGTTATAGAATCGGCTTGACCCCAACTTTGATTACCCCAAGTATCTCTACCCCAACCTACACCAATTAAGAATGTTGGATCGATAGTAGTCTGACCAGCAGACATTGTAGACGAAATACCAGTAACAGGCACACCTATGTTAACAACACTAGATTCAGAGAACATTGTTAACTGTTGACCAGTTACTGCTTGAGTATGTGATGTTCCAGAAATATCATCTCCTATTGACGTTGTTAAAGATATTCCTGATACGGACACATCAGCATTTGCGGTTACAGTTTCTGATCCGATAGCTGTTGATAAAGATTGACCTGTAAGATTTACAAATGGTTGTAAAGCTCCCCAAGCATTTTCACCCCATGTGTCTCCACCCCAACCAACTTCAATAACTCCCTCTGCTGTTACGGCACCTATTGATGTACTCAATTGTCCTGCAGCAGATAACCCAACAATATCTCCAGTTCCTGCAACTACTGAACTTATGGATGTGCTTGCAGATTGACCAGTAACAACTTGTGTGTGTAAAGAAAATCCAGTGGCTGCTCCTATAGAGGATGCTAATGCTGTTCCCGATACTGATACATCTGCATTTGCTGAAAATGATTCGTTACCTATTGCAGACGTAAGTGATGTTCCCGTAACAGATACGTTAATGTTACCTTGTTGACTCCATAAACCTTCACCCCATGTTAATGCACCCCAGGTAGTAGAAGTGATATTAAAGTTACCACCCATGCCAATACCATGATAGTAACAAAGGTAATAGAAACTTGTTTGTGATGACGGTGTTACTTCAACGTATCTAGTGGTCGCTGCGTTAAAGGTCGAACTGTTTGTGTAATCAGATTGATTACTGCTTCCGTCAAGATAATAGGTTACACCCGATGATATAATTCCAGATGTGCTAGTGTTAGTAGAAAATATTAATGGGTGATTATCGTTAGACCCATCACTTTGATCAAATCTTAATGTTGCTCCTGCAACCCAGTCAACATCACCAGGTCCAGTAGAATTTCTGGCACCGTCTAAGTAATAGACGTTACCTGTACCGCCTCCATATAGATCTCCCGATGCTACGGTTACTGTATATATACGTTCTGCCATAGCACCGGAATCTCTCTATTAAGCTATTCTCAATATTGCTGCTGAAGTTGTGAACGCAGGAAACTGAATTGTAAAAGTTCCTGACGTTGCAGTCTTATCTCCTCCGAAGTCTAATACAGCTACTGCATCAGTGGTACTCGATCCACCGCCAGTTGTTGTATTATAAATTAAAGCTCCTCTTGCAGTAAGTGTTACACCTACAAACGATAAATCAGCAAAATCAGTGATCGCTGTATTAGTCGCTAATGATGTCCCTACGTTTACAAGTGCTTTTCCACCAGCTGTATATCCAGATGGTGAAGATACTTCGTTGGTTGTTGCATAGTTTGTTGTTGATTTTCCTAAAGTCGCTTGCGATGTGAACATAGCTAATTTGTATGTACTTCCGCCAGGATTTTGGAATTTATGTTTTCCTTCTAATAATTCTTTTTTGAAAGAATTACAGATTGCGTTTGTTGTTATTGCCATAGTTTCTCCTTATTAACCAATTACATTTGGAGATGGAGATGGTACTTGTACTCTTGGTACACCATCATCATACTCCGCACGTCTTCTTCTGCCCATTTGTTGTAGAGCAAAATTTTGTATCTCCTCATTATACTTTGTATTATAGAGGTTGTATAGATTGTCAGGACCTTTTAAAAATCTAAAACACTCTGCTAAGACTCCATGTAAAAGCATGGATTCTTGATATTGTGATAAAAAAGTATTTGTAGATGAGTTAAAATGTGGTGGCCCTTTGATGTAATTTATTTGTACAGTATCAGCTGCTGCAGGAGTAGGTGCAACAATGATATTAAAATCGTCATAATTAGCAAAATACTTAGGTGTTCCTTGTTTACTAGATGCATTGAATTCAGATATAAAACTTGTGTCTCTTTTCTCTAAAAATTTTCTTGTGCCTCCAGAATCTATATGTTCAACAGATCTAAGTATTTGTGTGTCTGATGGTAGACTTACAGCTCTGTTACCAGCCGTAAAAGTTGAGGTTGCATATTTTCTAAGATCATCATAATCAACTCTACCTGCCACGTCTAACTCTACATTACGTATAAATTGATCTATTAAAGTGTCACTTAATACTGTGCTTGTCACTTCCGTGTAGTTTCTAACTTGTGTCAAAAAATTTGAATGTGTAATAGCCATTATGTTATACTCACTGTTATGTTGCCAATAGTGGCACTTAATTGTCTTTGTCTGTTTTGAGCAGATCCATCATCTGGGACCATGGATGAAACAGAAGTAGTTATTCCATTACCTGTAAATTGTTGTGTTTGTACACCAAAAGCAAATATACCTGGTAATGTTAAATTTATAACTTGCACCTGTGTACCGCCTGAATCAGAGACAGTTATATCATTATTAAATTTTTGAGCTGGTTGTTGAAATTTCATAACCCTAGAATTTTGTAACGCTATAGCGTCTGCGGTAGTTCTTCTTCTACGTATTTGAGGATGTTTAGCTTCAAATTCGGTATAATGCACCAAAGAACCATTCCATTCTTTTACCATCTCATTATACGGATACTCCATACCAGATCGATCCGATATTGCTTTAGAATATTTACCTGTTGCATATTTAGCCATATTATATTCCTGTTGGGTAGAAGTTTTGTGGACTTATAAAAGTTGAGGTTCTTTGACCATCTTCTTCTAACGCTCTTTTTAATTCGTCCTCATAAATAATTTTATTTTGTTGCACCAATTGTGGATTAATCTTCATAGCTAAATAATAAGCTAATCCTGCACACATACATGGTAAAAATCTGTAGGCAACGTCAGCTTGATTTGAGTATGCACCTGCTTCTTCAATTCTTTTTATTACATAATATTTTAATACTGTATAAGTATTTAAATCTGGTGTTTGATATAAATTAATTATCGGATTTGTCTGTCTATCAACATAGTATTGAGATGGTGTACCAGTAGAAAATTTATTAGGTAATGCCGCATAAGCTGATCTATCTATTTTTGTTAAAGATACGTCTTGTGTATTAGAAGAATCACTAGCGGTTGCAGTTGAAGATATAAATGCTTCAAGAACATCACTTACATCTGAAGTTACTGTGTATGCAGCTTGTCCAGATACCAAAGTTTTTTCATCTAATTCAACTTTCCAAAGATGAATTCCTCTGTTACCCCATTCAGCAAATAAAAGATTTAAACTTGTTCTTGCTGATTTCAGGTCGTAGCCAGAGTTGGTTCTTACACCACATCTTTGATAACCCTCTTGAACTATATCATCTATATCAAGATTAAATGCTACTGATCCTGAAGTCGCCATTATAAAATATCCTTATAGTAATCGGCCATTCCACCTTTAGAAAATTTTTTCATACCGCCTTTTTTAAGACCTACTTTTTTAGCTAGTCTACCAAGTAATCCAAAACCTTTAGAAGATCCACCTACTTCAGCTCCTGGTGTAGCTCTACCTTTTTTTCTAAATAATTTACCTAGAACAGCTTTTTGTGGTTTCATCATGCCACCTTTACTTTGTTCGCTAATTTGTTTTTTTAATTCTTCTAATCTTTTTTGTTTTTTATTTACTTGTTTTTTAATATTGTTTTCTTTTGAAGCCTCTTCTTTGTCTGTTTTTTTCTTTTTAAAACTAAAGAGACCAGCGCCCCCACCACCCATCAATTTCTTGGGTCTTTTCTTAAAAGGTGCATCCATTGGTTTCTTTGGCTCTGGTCTTACAGGCATTTGTATACGTGTGCCTCTTTTTCTAATCCTTCTAGGATCCAAAACTCTTGCTGGAAAAAAACCACGAGAACCCACTTTCATAGGTGTTTCAGTTATAGCAACTCTTGAACCTTTACCTAAATCAGATTTAATTTTAGAAGCTTCAGCTTTTAAATTTACTTGATCAGTTGTTTTTTTTGATGCTACTCTAATACGATTACCTCTCTTTTGATATCCAGTGATATCTGGTTGTGTCATTAATCTTTTTACGTTTTGAGCAGCTGTTGCTGTCATCTCTTTTTTCTTTTTTGCATACTTTCCACCATAAGGTTGCATTTCTGCAAAAGTTTTTGGTGATCCCGTTTTTAAACCAGGTATTTTAGGCTGTCTTCTTACTTCATTCTTTTTTTGTTGATATCTTCTATATAATTTTGGATTAGTTCTCTTGAATCTTTCCATAATTCTATCAATTGGTTTTTTTACTGGCTCAGTCATTTTTAAATCCTTTCAACATTGATCCATAGTAATTAGTTAAACTTTTGTTGCTCACCTTCTTTCCTGCTATTTCAGAATGCATATAAGAACCCATATATGGTTGTTCTTTAATTCTAGTACCTGGAGCTTTTGATGACGTTTCAGAGAACTGCGCTCGGCCCATAGCCGCTTTGACAACTTTTTTACCTGCAGGAACACAGTTAGGCACTAACCTACCACCTTTTTTCTTCATGCCTTTTTGAACGTATCCGTCCCAACAAGTTCCTTGTTTAGCCATCGTTTCTCCTTTTGTCGATTGTACAACTTCTTTGATTGTA